ACAGCAACGCCTGTCAATAACGGTAGCTGGTACCTGGTGCCGGTTGAGGCGGTGGACTTTTCTGGCGCGCTGCCAAATAACGAAGTGGAAATATTCTTTATCTCTCGCCAGGTGCAGGATGGTACAGCAAACGGGCAGATGCTGATATGGGATGAAGCCATCGACCGCCTCTGGACGCCTACTAACGCGATCACGGTTGAGGACGACGGCCGGGTTGAATTGGCAGCGGGTGATTTGCGCGGCGGTGATGATTCAGCCTTTGAGCTTCGCGTCAACAACGCAGCAAACTTCCTACAGCTATTTGGTGGTAATGACTCTGTTAGTGGCAGGCTGGTATTGCATGGTTCTTCCCGTGGCGTGTCCACCAGCGCGGACTTTTACTGGGATGGTGCGTTTACCCTGTCTCACGTTCATGGTAGCCACTACTGGCACTTCCGTGACGCGCAGATCGACTACGCGCGGCAAATCGTAACGCGGACCAGCGACAACACTGTTGACCAGACAGTTCTGAATCCTTCGTCGTTGCGCTTCAATCGCAGCGTCAGCTACATCGACCAAGCACGCGACGGAGCGGAAATACAATTCCGCATGTCCAACGGCGGCGATAGGAACGTGAATAGCGCCACTATCCGCGCGGATGGTTCGTGGCGGTTTCGGGTCAATCGCATTTTGATTGGCGAGAACACTAACGATGAGGCTTTCGTCAGCGTCAGGGATAACCGCGCCCAGTTTGGTTATGACGGCAGTTCGGCGTTTATCCGCGGCGGCTCTCCAAGTAATCCGAAGGGGCTGCAGTTCGAAGTGGGTGACGGCGACAGCGCCTATAGTGGTGCTGCGTATTTTAGTCCGTCATCACTGGAATGGAATTTCCTATCCCGCAGGCTGACCAATCTGGCTAATCCTGCAAACGCGCGGGATGCCGCCACGAAGGAATACGTTGATGGTAATGCGAGTCCTGGGCCTGTTGCTATCGCGGGCCTATCAGGGAGTTCAGGTGCACCGTGGGGTCCGGTTGTAGGCTGCACGTTTACTAAACTCTCAACAGGCAATTACTCGCTGACGCTCAACAATCCTTTGCCTTTCGCGGGTGCGTGGCATTGCTCAATCAGTACAGACAGCGAGGCGGAGCCATATGTAACTGGATTCTTTACCGATGGCAGCACCAGCAATGTGCGGATATATGTGAAGAATGCTGCGAACCAGTTTGTTGACCCCGGCCGTGTGACGGTGATGGTCTATGACAAAAGTAAGTATCAGTAAACGGAGGGCAACGAGTGAACAGAGGCGAGCTAGAGCAGGCGATTATTGACTACATGAAACGGCCGGACCTGGTGAACGTAACAAACCTGTTTGTCATTCAGGCCACGGCGCGCATTGGCCGCTTGCTGCGGAGCAGGCATAACGAAATCTGGGAAACAGGCGTCGACATTCAGGGCGGTGTTTACCAGCTCCCGGCAAAGTTTGTGGAGCTGCGCCGCGTCGAGCGCAACGGGCCGGGAGGGGTCCAGGTACTGCGATCATTGAACAATGAGGCGGCGGCCAGGGTATCGCGCGGCGATGGTGCGCCCATCGGGTACCAGCTGGCCGCGGGGAGGTTATACCTGAAACCGCCGGGGGCGGGTTCTTTCAACCTGGGCTATTGGGTCGAACCTGCGGACCTGACTGCTGCCGGGAGTGAAAACCCTGTGCTTACCGCATATCCGTCGCTTTACCTGTATGCGTCGCTGATTGAGGGATACACCTACATACGGGATTGGGAAATGGTGCAGGGCATGACGCAGATTGCCGCGACAGAGGTCCAGCAGATTAATCAGAGTGAAAAGCGCGCGCGGTTGGGTGCGACGCCAGCAATGGGAGCAGCATGAAATGGGATTAGAAACCGGCACACAGATACAGGATTTAAATCCGGCGTGGCCGCTGTCAACGGATGATCTGAGCGAGAGTGACAACCATCACCGATTGATCAAGCAATGTATTCAGGGGAGCTTTCCGGGAACCACGGCGCCCTGGGCGGCGCCAGATCAGACCCCACAGTTTCGGAATCTGCGAACGCAGGAACCTACGCAACCGGACCATGCTGCTAGCAGGCAATACGTTGACGCGAGGACGGTTCCTATTGGCCTGGTGTCAATGTGGTTTGGCGCCCTGGATTCGATACCTACCGGCTGGGCTTTGTGTGACGGCACGCTGGCAAATGGGGTGCAGACCCCGGACCTGCGAGACAGGTTCATAGTGGGCGCTGGTGGCAGCCGTGCGCCGGGCGACACTGGCGGCCAGGAGTCGCTCGATACGGACCCGGCCGGAGGGCATACCCACGGGCTGACGGTGAATGCGACAGCGCTGACGCCAGCGCAGCTGCCTGACATTAGCGCCAACCTGCAGACACTATTTGACCCCAGCAGCCAGAGTGACGCGCATACGGAAATCACGCGCGTCACGCGCGGAAGAACAGGCACTACTACCTGGGCGGCGGGAGCTGCGCGGACGGTTGGATTGAACGGCCAGGGTCACGCGCACACTGCGACGGCGGGGGCGGTTTCAGATCATGTGCACGAGGTCGAGACTGTGCCGCCGTTCCACGCGCTGGCGTTTATCATCTATGTGGGCGTGCCTGCATGACCAGGCGGCAGCGCAAGGCTTTGCAGCCGCTGGGCGTTAATTATGACGTTCCGCCGAATCTGCTCCCCGATCAGGTATATGATGCATCCTTTAACGTGATTTTTCGGGATGGCAAGCCACAGCGGTGCGAAACATTTCAGAGCATGTATCAGGAACTGCAGGTATTCCCGGCGCCGCCGTTGTTCGCTTTGTTCGCGCCGCAGGGCGGTGAGGGTCGCTGGTTGGTTGGCACGGCGTCGGGCGCTTTCGGTACGGATGGCAGCAGCCATACCGACATTACCCCGGTTGGGCGCTTGTCCGTGGTTGAGTCTAACCAGTGGACCGGAACGCTATTGAATGGCCTGGCCGTCGCAACCAACGGCGAAAACCCGCCGTTTTATTGGGACGGCAATTTGCAGAACCCTGCGGTGAATCTGCCGGATTTTCCCGCGCAGAGCTGTTGGAGCATTCGCGCCTATAAAAATTACCTGGTGGCGATGAATATCAACGGCAGCGAGGGTAGAGATGAGCAGCTGGTGCTGTGGTCGGACGCGGCGCCGGCGGGACTGATACCGGACAGCTGGACGCCTGGACCTGACAGTGATGCGGGCAACAATGTGCTGGCTGATACTGTCGGGCCAATCCTGGACGCGATGCCGCTGCGGGATGACCTGGTGATTTATAAGCCGCGCAGCGTGTACCTGATGAGCTTTATAGGCGGTGAGGCGGTGATGAGCTTCCGCAAGCTGTTCGGCAACCGGGGCGCGCTGGCGAAAAACTGCGTTGCTGAATTCGAGGGCAAGCACTACGTTCTGGGGGATGGCGACTGCTATGTGCATGACGGCCAGAATATTGTCAGTGTCGCAGAGGGTCGTATTCAGGAATTCTTTTTCAAGAACATAGATGACAGCGAGGCCGACAACTGCTTTGTAGTAATTGATAAGCCAAATTCAGAGGTGCATTTCTGCGCGCCTGCGCTGGATACTGTGCGCGTCGGGTTCAGCCTGGTCTATAGCATTGCGCAAGACGCCTGGACGCTGCGTGAATTGCCGCTGGTAGATCACGGCGCCAATGGCGTTATTACGGCGGGCGTAGTGCAGAACCCGCTAACCTATGACGCGGCGACGTTCCCCTATACCGACCAGCAGGCAGATCGGCAATACAATGAGGGGAGTCTATCAACGGGCGGCGTCCTCGATGGCGTGCTATTTGCCAGCGAGGTCAACAATGCGCTGTATTGGCTGGGCGGTGATCGGACGGACGTCCCATTGACACAGCAATGCGCCTTGAGCTGGTCGGACCGTTCCTGCGGGTCGCCTGCTATGGTAAAGCGCACAGAGCGGGTCTGGTTACACGTTGAAGCGCCAGCGGGAGAGGTTTTCACGGTGCGCCTGGGCGGGGCTTTTGAGCCGCAGGCTGCGCCGCTTTTCGTAACTGGTGAGGTGGTAGCCGGTGAGTCGAATTTCGCAGCGCTGGCCGTGCAAGGGCGTTATTTAACGGTTAATGTGCGCTATGACGGCGCGCAGCCGTTCACGCTCCGCGGTTGGGAGCTTGAGTATATAGAGACAGGTGAATATTGATGACGGACGGCAATGCGGCTGCGGTTGAGCAGCAGGACGGAATTTTTATAAGCATCGTGGACCCGCTGACGGCGCGCAAGTATTGGCGGGATAGCTACTATCCCCTGATAGCTAAGGCGTTGGAACACTCGCCGGTTGCGGGTGATACGCCAGGCGAAGCGCTGAATAAGATTGCGGATTGCAGCGCTGTGCTGCTGCAGATTGATGACGGCCGCGAGCTGTTGGCGGTCTGCCTGGTCGAGCTGATACCGGGCAAGGTCGGCCAGCTGTTGCACGTTTACGCGCTGGCAGGTTCGCAGCGTGAGCGATGGCTGGGCAAGCTGATAGAGCGGTTGAAGAAAACCGCGCAGGAAATGGGCGCCGCTAGCGTGAGCATGTCGGGGCGGCCTGGTTGGTTGCGTGAGCTGCCGCAATATGGCTGGCGCACGGAACTGGTAACTATGACGATGAGGGCAAGCTAATGGGCATGGGTAAAAGCCAGGGGACGAACACCAGCAGCAACAGCCAGAGTACTAGCAGGACGACGCAGCAGATTGCGCCTTTCCAGCTGCCTGCGCTGCAGAACCTGATGGCAAACGCACAGGGCTTGTATGACCAGTTCAGCGGGCCATTGCTGCAGAGGTCGCAGGATTTGAGCAACCAATTCGGCGGGATGCAGCAGGACATTATAGGGCAGCTGCAGAACACTGGCCTGGGGCGCCAGGCGCAGCCATTCCTGGACACACTGTCTACGCTTTCGCAGCAGGGGAACCCTTACCTGCAGGACCAGATTGGCGCCCTGGGGACGGATATTCAGCGGCAGCTGCAGGGCAGTCTGCAGAACATCGGCCAGGGGTTCGTCAGCGCTGGGCAGTATGGCGGCAGCCGTCAGGGTTTGGCCGAGGGTCAGGCCGTGGGGCAGGCAACGGACGCATTTGCGCAGCAGGCTGCGGCGTTGCGGGCGAACAGTTTGCAGCAGCAGCAGGGCGCGGCGCAGGCCGGTCTGGGCGCGCTGAATCAGAATCAGGCGGTACAGACGGCGGCGCTGCAGCAGGCGCTGGGCGGTATCGGCGGCGCTTACAACCTGGGCCTGGCGCCGTATTTGGGTCAGGCTGACTTCCTGGGGTCGATAGCGTCGATCATCGGCAGGCCGACAGTTCTGACAGATAGCCAGAGCCAGAGCACCAGCAGGTCCAGCGGCAGTGGTGGCGGCGGCTTTAACTTTAGTTTGATCTAGGGGGCAACATGGCGGGATTAATGCGAGGGCTGGGCAGCGTGGTTGGCGCGCCAATCAGCGGGCTGTTGGATTTCCGGCAAACGCTGATCGATCAGCGCAATGATCTGCTGAACCCGCTTGTGAATCG